CTGGTGCCATTGGCCCATTGATTGCTTCCTTGACTGGAAGCGGTGGCCTACTTGCTGCACTTGCTGCAGTGTTCACCGGCCCGGTGGGATGGATTGCATTGGCCGTAGCCGCTGGCGTTGCCATCTACGCCTTCCGCGATCAGATCGCCGCGGCGTTCAAGGTGATCGGCGAGGTGGTGATTGCTGCCGCCAAGTTGTACTACGACATCTTTATCAAGCCAGTAATTACCGGAGGCGATCTTGTCGTGCGTGGACTGAAATCAGCTTTTGATTCTCTGGCCGGCATCCTCACTAGCCCCTTCAAGAGCGCTGTGGACTCCATCAAAGGCTTATTCCGCAGCCTGCTGCAGTTCGTTGCCAATGGCATAAACCAAGCCACCAGCAGCATCAGAACGCTGATCTCTAACTACAACCGCATCCCGACCCTGCCAGATGTGCCCAACATCCCGACCGTCTCGGTGCCGGCCTTCGCTGCTGGTGGTGTCGTCTCACAACCAACCCTGGCCATGGTCGGGGAAGCTGGCCGTGAGTACATCATCCCCGAGGACAAGATGGCCGCAGCAGCAGCCAACTACCTATCAGGTGCTCGTGGCAATGCTGTGATCCCTGCCTTCGCCAATGGCGGCACTGCAGGCGCTGCGGCTGGTGGCGGCGCAGCCAACACAACCGTGCAGATCACCACCGGCCCGGTGCTGCAGCAGGACGGCCAGCGCTACGTCACCATCGGCGACCTGGAGCGGGCCCTGCAGGACTATGGCGCCCAGATCTTCCGCAATAGCCGCTCCTATGGCGGCCGGCGCTATCAGGGAGCCTACTGATGAGCAACCGCGCTCAGTGCCAGTACCTGCGCATCTTTGATGGCAGCACCACCTACTTGCGCTGGCAGACCTACTACGTCAATCAAACCATCACGCTGGACAGCGCCAGCTGGTCCTACATGCCATTCAGCGCCAGCGGCATCACCGAATCAGGCGCCAGTGGAGGCAAATCGGTGAGCCTGACGGTGCCGGCCACTAACAGCGTGGTGGAAGCCTTCAACCTCGCGCTCAGCTATGGCCGATTCTGCGAACTCAAGATCTATGAGTTCGATAGCCGGCTCGACAACACCGCACCGCAGGTTGGGCAGACGCTGATCGCGTCCTACACCGCTGAGGTGATCGACGTGTCCGGCACCTTCACGAGGCTTGATGTGGAGCTTGGAAGTAGCTTGTCACCAGTGGGCGCTCAGGTGCCGCCTAGGAAGTTCACCACCTATCAAATCGGATCACCGCTGCGGATATGAGCCTGAACATCTCCGATCCGCTGTCACTGCTGGCCTATCAGAGCGGGCTGGCTGATCCGCCGCTGGTGGAGGCCGCCGCACAGGCTGCTGATGATCTGACAGCGCAGCAGCGTGCCTACAAGATCGGTGACCCAGTGCCGATCGTCTTCTGCCGGCGCGTGTCGGGCAATGGTGGCGTGATGGTGGCCCCGGGCGCCACAGAAGCCCGCTATGAGAACAACAGCACCACCAACGCACTGACGGTGAGCACGATGGTGGTGCTCAGCGAGGGTGAACTACCGCAGATCGATCTGGCCGATTGCTTTGTTGGGCCATGCCGTCAGGGCACTTGGAACCAGACCTATGACCGCAGGGCCGGCACCTGGACCCCGGGCAACTTCGTCACCACCGTGGCTGACAAGGATCCATGGTCTTGCCCGTATTACTGCGGCACGTCCGGGCGCTACGAGGACATGACGACGATGAGCTGCGTCAATACGTTTGTAGATGGCAGCGAGCGATGGGAGCATCAGCTGCACGTTTTCGTGCGACAGGGCATCAAGATCACGCGCATCCTTGACAGCACGCTGGGCCCCAGCAACAACGTGATCGACCTGGCCCTATATCTAATGGACAAATCAGGCCGGATCCCGAGCACGCTGATCGACACCACGCAGATGCTGGCCGCGGCCAATTTCACCGAGACAAACGGGCTGCACTTCAATGGCGTATTTCAAGAGAGCCTCAACCTTGATGAATGGCTCGAGCAGATCAGCAACGACTATCTGCTGCGCTTGGTGGAGCTGAACGGCAAGTTTGGATTCAGGCCACGGCTGCCAGTGAACGTCAATCACACCATCAAGATCACTGCGATCGACTGGGGATACACGTTTACCGAGGATCATTTGCTGCCGGATGGATTCGAGATCCAGTACATCCCGCTGGCGGATCGGATTCCAGTCACGCTGCAGATGATGTGGCGTCAGCAGCCAGAGTCTGATATCGGCTTCCCGCGTACTACTGAGATCAGCTACAGCGGTGAAGCTGCTGATGGCCCGTTTGAGCAGTATGACCTGAGCGGATACTGCACCAGCGAAACACACGCGATAAAGGTCGGCGCGTATCGACTGGCGCGGCGCAAATTCATCACGCATACGCTGCGGATCAGGGTGCGGCCAGGCAACTACAACAGCTTGCTTACTCAGGGTGACATCGTGCGTGTGCGGCTGCGGCGTGAGACGGCGGTGACAGCGTTGGATTATCACGACTTCCTTTATGAGATCGAGCGTATTAAGAAGACGGCGAGCGGTTCCTGCATCTTTGATCTGACGCATTTCCCCATTGATGCCCAAGGCCGCAGCTTGGTGGCGCTTGAGGTGGCGGCTGCAACGGCGCCTGGTGTGGTGATCGCATCCGGTCGCAGTGATTACAGCTGCGATGACAACTCGGCAACACCTGGCACTGCCGTCGGTTCTGGAGGGATTGACTATCCGGCCTTTGATGACACTCCTGATATGGCAGATACAACTACAGATCTGGACGTGCCGACCGACGATGAATGGGCAACTGGCGGCTATCCACCAATCGGCGGAAGTTGCGCGCCCTTATCTAACCAGCCCAGTGGTGGGCCCGCGCCACTTGGCGGGCTGTGCAATCCAGCGGATTCACTTGAATCAACACTTGACCAAACTGGTGTTGGCGAGATTACTGGCAATCCTTACACTGGCGAAACTCTATCCATTCCGGAATCAGGTTTTACATGTGCAGGGCAAGTGTGTTGGAGCAAGATCAATAAAAACACTGGCGTTGAAAGTGATATTTCATGCCAAGATGAACCCATCGGCGGGTCTTGGGATTTATCAATCACGACTAACGAGATTGATCATTACATCGTGGCAACTGGTCGGTGCAAGGATCCCTCAACAGCTAGCGGATGGGGACCGCCGCAAGTACTGGGTCAAACGGCAGCCATTCGACAAATAGGCGCTACGCTTGGCTACTATCGACTGACTTACAGAAGATATGTAACGCGTCCCACCACTCAATATCTTTGCAATGCGGCTACAACAACTCGAACCAATCCATTGCCTGCCGTGAGCGATGATACGCTGACATATACATTCTCCCAACAAGTCAAAACCCCATCGGTATCAGTTGATAATGGCGATTGGACATCGTTCTGTGCAACCACAACAAATGTTACATCGCAAGACAGGGTCACTTTGACAGCTGTTAACGCTTCAAACACGACAATCACAGTTGGGCGCGAGACTTTTGCGTATGGAGTTCAAGACTTAATCAGCGGCCAATGGTCCGACCAAGGTGCGCTAACAACTTTTACTTTCACTCCTATCAAGTGGGAGCGAACTAACTCAAGCGGAACAGTTGTGTATGAAACGTGGGATTTGTAATCATGGCCACCTTCCCTGCGCTATCACCAGCAAGCCGCACCTACACACCTGGTACCAATGCCAGCAGTGAGTTCGCCGTACTTGATGGCTATCAGTCCAGCGTGCGCCACAGCAATGCCAGCGTGGCCCACATCTTGCGCATGAGCTTCGTGGCACTCACTGCAGCAGAGAAGTTCAACATCATCAGCCACTATGCCCTACACGGCACCTTCGAGCCATTCGATCTGCCGAGCAGCCTGTTGACCGCCACCAACGTCACGTTCCCATCCGGCTACCTCTGGCGCTACCTGTCGCCGCCACAGATCGATGAGACCTGCGATGTGATCAGCGCCACAGTGGAGCTACAGCTTCTGCCGCCGTACCTGGTATGACCGCCTTCCCCGACCTGGAGCCCAATTCCGTCAGCTATGACCTGGGCGGGCTCAATGTCTCGGCAGAGGAGACGCAGAACGGTGCGCCGGTGTTGTTTCGGCACAGCCTGCGGCAGAGCAATTTCAGGATCACGCTCACCTATACGAACCTCACGCAGACGCAGGTAGCGCTGATCCGCCAGCACTACACCGATTCGGCTGGCAGTCACCGCACCTTCACCATGGCACCGTCACTTTGGAATGGTGGCGACGTGATGCCTGCTGATGGACTCTATCGCTATGGCGCAAAGCCCGAGGAGGTGCAGTCCGGTGTGTTCACCGATGTGAGCGTCGAGCTGGTGGCGTTGATCGGTAACTTCCTGCTTTACGCCCTGACTGGCGAACCGGCCGCCCTTGGCGCTGAGGAGGCATTCACCTCATACGTCATGACCGGTACTGCACCATTCATTCTTGAAGCTGACGATGCTGATCCTGCGGTCGCAGCCACTCTTATCCTTCAGGCAGGTGGTGCCGAATCATGACTGCTACAACAATCCGCGTCCAGATGGCGCAGCGGAAGGACACCGCTGCTGGCTGGACTGCAGCCAATCCGATTCTGCTCTTAGGTGAGATCGGCTACGAAACCGATGCCAAGAAGTTCAAGATCGGCGACGGCACCACCAATTGGAACAGTTTGGCCTATTTGCCGATCCCTGATGGCAGCGGCAATCTGACGATCACGGGCAACCTTGAGATCGGCACCACTGGCAGCCTGACTTTTGAGGGCAGCACGGCCAATGGATTTGAAACAACGCTGGCAGTCACTGACCCCACCGCCGATCGGACGATCACGCTGCCTGATGTGACTGGCACTGTTGTCACTACAGGAGACACGGGCACTGTTACCAGCACGATGATCGCTGATGGCACCATCGTTGATGGTGACGTGAACGCGAGCGCCGCGATTGCTGGCACCAAGATCAGCCCCAACTTCGGCAGCCAGAACGTCGTCACGACTGGCACGAGCACGGCTGCATCGTTCATTCCAACCAGCAGCAGCGTCCCCACGAACGGCGTTTATCTACCTTCGGCAAACAACGTAGCCATCTCGACTAA